TATGGCAGATGAAATTGTGGAAAAGCGTGGTCGCGGTAGACCGAAAGGTACTGGCGGTAATAAGCGGCCTGATAGTACGGCACAGCTTCAACCGGGAGATAATCGGAAGTTTCTCGAACACGATCTGAAAATGTGGAGCTGGCCTGCTGTGGATATGACCAAGCCGGAAGCTGTGACTGAGCGTATTGGGAATTACTTTCGGATTTGTGCCGAAGATGATATGAAGCCCTCTGTTGCTGGTATGGCGTTGGCATTTGGGGTTGATAGAAAAACTCTGTGGTGTTGGTGTAATGGTGTGGATAGCGCCTATATCCCCACCGAAAGTCGTACCACACTAAAAAAAGCGTATCAATTTTTGAACGCTCAGATGGAGAACTATATGCAGAACGGGAAGATCAATCCAGTTGCCGGTATCTTCCTGATGAAGAACAACATGGGCTATGCGGACAAGCAGGAGGTCGTGTTGACACCCAACCAGCAACTCGGAGATCAGGTTCCCGCTGAGGACTTGGAAAAGAAGTACCTCGAAGATGTGGTGGGTGCGTCCAGCGACTATGACCCGGAGGATTGAGCGACTTTCACGACTTTTGCGACTATGGCTTACGACTATGCCGAGCGACTTTGCGACTATCCCACGACTTTCACGACTTTCGCCCGAACGACTTTGCGACTTTCCGGCGAGGGTCTGCGACTTTGACAGAGCTGCCGATCTCCCCACGAGGTCGGCGGCTTTTCCTTTCCCCCGGCTGATTGGCGGCGGGTTCCACCGGGGCGGCGTGGGCGCTGCCGGGGCTCCGGCCTGATCGGGGCGGCGTTTTTGCCCTTTATAATGTATAGTGCGAAAAAGTGTAGTTTTTCAGACGGTTGCAAGCGTCAATAAAAAACTTGATAAAATATCAATAAAACAATTGACAATCAATAAAACACTTGATATACTCTAATCATCAATGAAACACTTGATAACAAGTGATGAAGGGAGTTTTAACAATGCTGGGAACCAATAGCAAGAAAGCCGCCGAAAACATCCGGGTGTATATCATGGGTAATTTCACGCCGGAAGGGTACACGGACAACCCGCCGCAGAAGTTCCCCGAAATCGCCGCTTTTATCCTCGACACATTCAGAAGTGAAAAATATGGGTGTCCGCAAGATGTCCGCTATTATCACGGCAGCGAAGCCGCCGCTTTTGCTGACTGGTGCGCCGGTCTGCCGTCTGTCCTCGATACCTTGTATTTTTACAATCGTTCGGCGGTTGATGACCTCGGCGCAATCCTCGAAGAAACAGAGCAGGAAAAAACCCGGTACACCGAGCAGCAGGCCGAACAGCTTTTAACAAGCCTGATTTACAGAGAATTACAGAAGGGAGAGCGGAAAGCATGAGAAAGTACAAATTAAAAGAGCTGCGGGAGCTTGTGCGGCTCGGAGTGGCGGAAGATTACACCAATAAGCCGAGCGAGTATATTTACACGCTGCGCAGGCTTGAAAAGGTGGGCTATTCTACGGGCGTTTACGGTATCAATGGCGGATTGGTCGAAGATACCGAAACCGGGCAGTTATACGCCATTATTGGGCGTTGCTCTAATCTGTTTATCTTATTTTAAGGGGGATTGCATCATGGTTAAACGTGATAATTGCAAAAATTGCGCGAGTCGCTGCGAACACGCCGGGAAAGATCGGGAATTTATTTATTCCGGTGAAAAGTGCTTTATACGCCTGAGAGAGTAACGAAAGCGGCGGCGGATTTTGTAGGGGCTATAAAGCTCATAGCCACCAAGCCGGACAACCTCGACAACCTCGAAAGCTATCTTTCTCACCATTTCCCGGAATGGGTCAGCAGATGGGCAAATAGCCCGGAAGACCTCGCCGCAGAGATGAAGGAATTTGCAAGAATGGAAATATAAAGGCGGCGGAAGCGTGTATATTGTATTGTTAATTCTCCTGCTGCCAGTGCAAATTCTGATTGAAATATTGAAATTGAATAAATGAAACGCCGCCCCGGAGCTATTCCGGGGCGGTTATTTTTGCGCTTTTTCGGCCTGATCTAAGCGGTGTGAATGGGTGACGGGGGCGGGGGATATGCCAGCGGCAGCGAGGGCGGGGTAAGCTGAAAAATACCCGTAAAAAATAAAAAGGTCAATTTCAAGAAAACGCTTGACAATAAAACGCTTGATATGTATAATAAAGCCGAGGTGATAAACATGAGAGGTCGAGAAATCCTGAAAGAGATCATGGCTTCCAAGTCTCTTTCCAACGCTGAACTCGCAAAAAGACTCAATGTCTCTAACGCTACGATTTGGGAGCGTCTGAACAACAAAAACGTCAAGGACATTCCCGTGTCCCTGCTGACCACTATGCTCAGAGCGATGGATTACAAGGTCATCGTTGTTCCTGCCAATACCCGTCTGCCGGAAGGAGGTTTTGAAGTTGAATGACGCATACAAGCTCGTTCCTCACGGCGAGGTCATCAAGAAAGACAGCACCGTGGTCATTCCGTCCATCTTCATGTTCAAGGGCGGAGCGGGAGAGTGCTATCCCTTCCTGAAAATGTGTGGGGACAATAACTGCATTGTTCACTTCAAAAACGAAAATCTGACCATTTACCCCGATCGGCAAGATGACAGCGTATCCCTGAAACTTCTCATTTATCTTGCGATTGCAGGAAGTCATGAGTTTGGCGATGACTTCATTCGATACCTTAACAACATGGAGAAAATGTCGTGGGAAGCGGTGAGCGTTCAATGAAATACTTCCTTGGTCGTGTGTCCAGCAAGGAACAGAACCTTGCTCGGCAGCTCAAGGTCGCTCGTGAGAAGTTCGATATTCCTGACGAGAATGTGTACTGCGACAAGATCACGGGAAGCAGCTTCGACCGCCCTCAGTACAATGCTCTGAAAGCCATTGTGCGGGAAGGTGATGAAGTCATCGTTAAGGAGTTCGACCGCTTTGGGCGCAATAAAGACGAAATGAAGCGAGAACTGGAATGGTTCAAGCAGAAGGGCGTGATCGTCCGCATTCTCGACATTCCGACCACGCTGATTGACTTCAAAGACCAGACGTGGGTGCTGGAAATGGTCAACAACATTCTGATTGAAGTCCTCGGTGCTGTTGCTGAGCAGGAGCGTAAGAAGACCAAACAGCGGCAGGCTGAGGGTATCGCCGCTATGCCGGTTGTCGATGGCAAGCGGGTGTCGGTGAAGACCGGCAGAGGGTTCGGCCGCCCCGCTTCCGAGATTGATGACGAGCAGTTTGAAAAACTCGCTCAAAAACAAAAAGACGGTCTTATTACCGTAGCGGACTGCTGCCGGGAACTCGGCATTAGTCGGTCTACATGGTATGATCGAGTAAGAAAGGTTGGTTGATAATGGCGTACTATCAGTTTTCATTACCCATGACTACCAGCGAAAGCTATCAGCTTATCAAGACAGTCTGCGAACGGTCTTGCACCATCAAACAGGACTGTCCGAATGAGAGCATTGAGGTTCGGACAAGGTTTCGCATGGGGAAAGGTTCTCTCCCATTTGTGTTTTATCTGAGGGAGCGGGAAGACGGAACTGAAATCATGGTCAGCTCGGATACCGCAACGCTCACGGGCGCTTTAGTGGCGATGAACGGAAATAAGCCGGAAAGCGTTTGGGATTTGCCGGACAAAGAATGGAGCGATCTCATTAAGGATTTCCGAAAGGAATATCCCGCCTTCCCCTTGCAAGTTGGCAAGCCTGTTCCGGTCGCCGCTGAGCCTTGTGATGATGGCATGGGGCAGGAATCAATCAGCCGAGGCAAAAATGTATCTCTCGGTAGAGCGGCGGTTGGTGGCCTGATGTTCG